ACCTGTCCAGGTTCAAATCGTTCCCAGCCATTTTCGACATCAGCGTCAGCTTCTAAGTCCATACAAGCGACTTTTAGTCCATGAATAGGATGGCGGAGATATATGACCGACATAAAATATCTTTCTAAAGAAATACAGCGGCCCGTAGGCCGCCATATATTAAGCTACCGAAAATTCCAGATTGTAGACTGGGAAGGTTACGGTGTTAGCAAGCGTTCCAGAAACCGTAGCGCGGATACGCAAACGATCACCATCAGCAACAACCAAATTGGCAGCGGTGCCGTTAAGCGTCAATGTGCGCTTGGCATTAGCCGTAATGGCTGAACCACCCGTAGCTTTGGTCGTGTTAGCGTCAGTAGCCGCCAACATAGCCGCTGTGCCTGATCCAGTCTGACCAAGATTGGTAATGCTGAACGTAATGTAGTTCGTGTCATTAGCAGCTAGAGCATCTACGCCAGAAAAGAGCGCTGAAGTAAGAACACCCGCAGAGGCCACGATGAGGAAAACATCGTTGGTTCCGCCGGTAGTAACCGCAATTGTCGCGCCTTGCTGACTTTCAGAGTAGCCGCTGTAGATGTTAGAGAGAACTTTGGTTGTAGAGTCCAGCGTCGCTCCAGTGATCGTAGTTCCTGCGGTAAGTTCAGGATCAGAGAAAGCAACACCAACTGCTTTGGTGTTTGGCATGGAAATGTCCTCTAAAGAGAGAAGAGTGGGCTTGCGCCCACCCTAATTATGCGATGCGGTAGATCGAATACGCAGCCGTGCCGGTTTTACGGAAACGGAAGGTAGCCGATGCTGGGTTTGTTGGGGCCGCAGCGGCTGCGTCAACAACAATAGCCTGACCAACAATCGAATTGCCCGTGCCAGCGCCGAACGTCACATCATTCGCGGCGTTGTCGCCGAGGTTGATGATATGAACGTCAAAGCCTGAATTGACTTTGAGGCTTGGGAAAGCCGCATCAATCAACGCGCCTGTTGGGAACGTGTAGGTGCCAGCATCCGTGCCGCCAGAATCAACGGTAATGATGCCGTTGGCAAGATTGTCAACAGTAACCGTGACCGTAGCGCCCGTAAGAGCGGAAGGCGCAGGCTGCGCAAAGATAAGAGGCTCAGTTAGATTGCCTGCCGAAAACTGATAGCCGCCTGTGCCCTGCGGAATAGCGCCGTAAGGGCCAAACGTCTCAAGCGGATAAGCCGCGTTCTGAGTAGTTGTCATGGGTTAAACTCCAAAAAGAAGGAAACAAGGGGGCTTTAGCCCCCTTTTAGCTTTAGCCCCAAAGGCGAACGGCCATCTGCGGACGAATCACGCTGTAGCCATAAAGCACGTCAATACGGCAAGGCAGACGGTCGTTGTTGATGTCATACTGACGAACAACGCGTAAGCTGATGCCATTGTGAACCTGACGGCTTGCCATATCGACACCCTGCGGAAGCAAGAGATCGGCGGTAGCGAAGCTGATTGCGTCACGGTGATAGATCAAGTTCTGTGGATACTGCGTAGAAGCAGCGCCAAGGAACGTGACAGCCGCGCCGGAAACCGGCAGAGCGTCAACCGTAGCAAGAGCCTGTGAAGCCGAATACATCGCAGGAACAGTGACCGTAGCAGTCGTTGACGCCGTAACGTCAGCAAGAGCAACGAACTGATACAGCGAGCCGGTTGACTCACGGGTCTGTGGGTTGACAGCGAAGACGCTACCGATGGTGAACACGTCGCCAGCTTTGATGACCGTTGAGCCAAGGCCCGTCAGAACGATGCTGGTTGAGCCTTCAGCGGTAACGGTCGTGCTAACCGTAACGGTGCCAGCGCGCGAGCCAGTCGTGAACTGCTTGATTGACTGAGACATATTCAGCTCGTCATAGCCGAGGATGCCTTCACCAAACATGCCGTTCTTAAACTGCTTCGAGATAGCTGAAACAGGATTGAACAGACCTTTCATGCCTTCGATCAACGCAGCGTTAGCGGCTGGGTTAACAGTGGCATAACGAGGCTGCATAACGGCAGCGTTCTCGTTGAGCTTTTGCTGGGCCTGCAACAGGACGAGCGACGTCGCAGGCGTGGTGCCTGGGGTGCCGACCGAGTTGCCGATGTATTTGAAGCTGTTTGCAACGTCTGCGTCGATAGAAGACGCAAGCTGCGAAATACGAGGCTTCAGAACACGTTCAGCGAAGTCGTCCAACTGCATCGTGAGTTCGGCGGTCGTGAAGTTCACGCCGATGTGCTTCTGGCTGGAAACAGTGAGCGTGGTGTATTGCTCGTTGTCGTCCTGAACCTGAAGGGCAGCGCCGTCCGTGACCAAAGCGCGGTCAGGAAGACGGATGCGGAGCGTTGAACCGATCTTAGCGCCTTCTACAGCGAAAGAGTCGTCATACTGACGGTTTACAGTGCGCGTGAGGACAAGACTATTCTCAAGGATCTCAAGAGCCTTGCGAGTAATCATGTCGATTGTTAAAATCGAGTTAGACATGATTTAATTACCTACGGTTTTGCGCTTCCCATTTCTTGATCTGTCGCAACCGTTCGGCTTCAATCCATTCTGACGTTGACATCGACTTCATAGACCGTGGGTCTGTCGTATCATACCTAGGGCCGGAGCTTGACCGAGTAGCCGTGACAGGAGCAAGAGGAGCTGGCGCAGTTGAAGTGCGTTTTGTCGGCGGATCCGAAGCCAGTTTGGCCTCGATTCTACCGATCTCCTTTGCCTGCAAAATCGGCGGTAAATTGGCGATCCGTTGAGCTTCTTTTGGATTGGAACCTAAGTGATAGATCACTTCGGGGCCAATATCGGAAGCCTGGATGGCTTGAGCCATATAATCCGTTACGGGGAGGTTCGGGTTATACGCGACTTGTTCAAAGTCATCGTATCTATCGCGCGCTTCCTCTTCACGATCTCTATATGTTTCAAGCAGAGCTGCCTGTTGTTTTGCGGTCTCTCGTTGTGCCAGAAGCTCTTGAGCTTTTTGCTCCGCCAATGCTTCCGCATAGGCATGAGCGTTCTCAAAATCATCTGGCGCTGGGGGAGGTGCAACTGGCTTTCTAGCCTGTTGTTCCGCAATCCTTTCAGCGAACTCGCGTTCCAATTTACGTCGTTGTCTTTTCAGGCGCGTCTCAACTACATCTTCTACTTGTTTTTCAGTAAAAGTCTTAAGTTGAGCTTGTTCCTCCGGCGATATTTCCACAGATTCAGGAGCTGCCGTAACTTCCTGCTCTGGCCCGGTGCTGATCTCCGTTACAGCCTGTTCTTCGTCGCTCACGCGATCTCCTATCACCTAGCTATCCGGCTAGTCGGTCAGATTAAATTACGCTTTATCTTCTTGATCGTCAACAGGTTGCCGAGCAACAAGTTCAGCGTTTATTTTTACTGCTAAAGGCATAGCGCGTTCAGCAACAGCTAACCCGCCCGATTTAACAGCAAAATCCAGTATTTGAATAAGCATACGCAGATCTTCGTCGGTAAACATAACTTTACCAAGGTAAAGATGGTATCGAATTTATTTGACTCGATATATTTACACTAAGACCATCAGCTAAAGCTGCAATTTTTTCTTCGCCAAAAGATTTTTCCAGCCATTTTTCGACTTGAGATTTAGTCAAATTTTCATACGGAATAAATGCCGCAGTTGAGTCAAAATCTATAGGTTCAATACCACCAATAGCGGCAATGTAACCCCCATCAACAGCTTGCCTTTTCCAATGAATAGCAAATACAACATTTGTTTTGCCTTCATGCGTAGGATAGCAATCAAGTCGAGATATTTCCCAAGAATATGTAATAGCCATTAGTAAATCATCCATTTAAAAGGGCTATTTAGGCCGCAGAGGTAAAATTTGTCCAAGTTGTAGACCCGTTTGTATTTACATATAGCCGCGTAGATGTAGATGATCCGTCGCTTCTAATATATATAGAACCTTGAGCCGCAGAAACTGTTGGCAGTCCAGACCCATAATATATGCCAAAACCAGCCGTGGTTCCTAGTAATAATCTAGCAGACGTAGACCCACCGGCGGGCGTTGCCACCACAGAAGCTAATGTTGCGGTATTTCTGATGGCAACATTACCAGATGCGTCAAAATCCACACGCGCGGTGCCACCAGTTTGAATTGAAACTGTAGAGCCATTTATGTTCAGTGGTTGATAACTTGCAGTTCCAGTTGTATCTACAGCCTCAAAAGTAGCCGCAGAAGCCGCGACTCCTACACGAAATCCTGTTGATGGGCCTGCAAACAAGACAAGAGGGTTTACGTTTGTCGCAGATCTAACCACAAAACCAAATCCTGGCGATGCCGTTCCAATACCTAATCTTGAATTTGTATTATCCCAAAATAACCCGCTGTTATTTTGGGAATAAACCCCGCTTGCGCCAGCGAAAATAACGGAGCCTGTAGTAAAAGCCGTAGCTGTTCCAGTTCCCCCAGAACCGACAACTAGCGTCGCTGAAAGACCTGCGGCTGTGCCAGATGTATTCTGGTTGAATGTCGGCCAAGTAAATGTGCCGGTAGAAAAGTTACCTGATGCGGGCGTTCCAAGTGCGGGCGTAACAAGAGTAGGGCTTGCCGACATAAATGTTTTTAGTTGAGCCGCTGTAGTCTTGACGGGGCCAACGCCAACAGTTTGGACATTCGGCACAAGATCTGTAGCAGAAACTGCCGCGCCCGCTGAGAGGTTAGAAATTGATGTATTCGCCATTTTAAGCCTCTTGCAGCAAATAGCTGGTCGTGTCTTCCATCATAAGAAAACTTACTAGGTCTTCTAATAAGATTCCATTTGTAATGCCTGGGGGCGTAGGAGTGCTTTCCGATAACTCAATAATAATAGGGCCGGTTCCTGCGTCCCATGAAGCAAGGCGGTCACTGATAGCTATTTCTACCGTTGAAGCGTCCCTAATACGAATCATGCGTAGTAACTTACATTGATCTTAGCGCTGGCAGTCTGTTCTATAAACTTGATGCGATTTAAATCGCCGTCATAGCTCAGATAAGATCCGGCTGCGACAGGCATACCGACAGATGCGGTAGGATCGGTTCCATCATCGCGCCAACGAACGCCTTGAGTTTCCGGCACAATAAGCGCTAAAGTAGCGCCTTGAGGGATATTAGACAAGCCAGTCGCGGAACTAAGCGATGTGTATTGCTGGTAGCCAAGGCATACCGTAGTTGATTTAAGGCCCATTTTTGCGTCCTTACGCTAGGAATTTCAATTTATACAAGGTTTTCAGATAAAGACCAACCTCAGAGTGTTGTGTTCTTAATCAACGTAAAGTTGAAGTAAGAAGATATAATGTTATTGGCGGCTGCACCAAGAGCTGACGCCTCAACGGTTGTTTTTTCAGGTATTGCTATAGGGTTAATAAAATCATACGCCGCAAAACCGTTATTCAAAGACACAACGGCAGTGGTTGTTCTAATCTTATTTAACCCAATAACTATCAATCGGCCCGTTATCGCCGTAGACCCAGAGGCTTGCGCGGAAGATAATGACCCAGCTACCAAGTATGCGGTATAATTCGCAGGGATCGTATAGCTGCCCGTGACTCTAGCGTTGTAATCAAAGTGTATGGTGTCATAGATGGTCGCTGGGACACCTGCCGTAACAGTGCCGGTGCCAATATAAATGGTGCCTTCAGCGCTGTTGCTTGATCCTGCCGTCAATACATAAGCGTTGTTAATACGCAAAAACGCCGTGGTTGTCGTAACAGCCGTTTGGCCGTTCATTGTGACTGTTTCTGACGTTTCACTATAATCTGATACTAAGCCAAATAAAATAATAGTGCGCGCGCCTGTGCCGTTAGCCGTATCATTTGCGTTGCCAGAGCTGACTTTCATCTGAAGTGCAGCGGCAGGATAGGATAAAATACCTCCCTGCGGCCATATTGTTTCTTCAGACGTATCTACATCGTCGTTATAGCCAAATACGGTGATCGCCCGATGATTTGGAATTTGCCCGCGAGCGACTTGCAAATTAAACGGTTCATTTTTTCCAAAATAAGTCTGTGAGGCTACAAGGGTCATGCCAAGAACCTCAATTTATAGAGCGTTGATAAGTAGAGCCCTACAATCTCGTCGATAATGTTCTGTATAGCTGTTTCGTCCTTGTCACAGACCTTATACCGCATATCTTCAACGTCTTTTAGCGAATCTTCAAGAAACTCAATGACATTGTTGGTTTTCTTGGCTGAATGGAGCGTAATTGGGCCGATCAGGCCGTGTCTGCCTTGGTAGGCTTCAGCTAAATCATCCGCTAAATCGATGACTTTGCCGTAAAAACCGCCTAAAGCCTTATGTTTTGCATAGGATCGCGTGTTTAGATGCACGCTATGCGTTACATCGCGGGCTAAGAACAAATGTCCGATAAGATCCGCGCAGCTCATTATTCTAATCCCGGTAATTGAGGTTGCATAGGCGTCGATCTAGGCACGATGTCACCTGTGTCCATTGCCGCCGCGACCGTCCCCATGACAATGTCTTGAATCTGTTCAGGTGACAGGCCGCTTTGCATGGCTTGTAGGCGCTTCGTCTCAGCATCATACGCCTTGATCTGCGTATTCTGCTCGTCAATCGCCAGTTTCTGCATATCATACGACTGTTGCAGTTGTTGAACCAGAGCCGCGGTCTGTTCCATCTGGTTCGCCATGTCGTTCATCTGAGCGCGCATCATCTGCGCTTCTGGCGACTCATCTGTATTATCCAGAACCTTCGGATCAAGCGTCTTGGTAAAGCGAGCCGCCATCTCCTGCGCCCCAGGCCAGTCCATGTTCTTGATGAACAGGTCGCCTGCCACAGCCCAGAGCTGCGGGTTGGTCTGCAAGATCATCTGCATCGCTTCCATCGCCTCTTGGCGCTTGGTCGCGTAGCTTGGGCCTGTCGTGACTACTACGTCGTAAATGCCGATACTTGGGTTGTAGATCTTCTCAATATCCAGACCTGTGATCGGATCCTTGATGACGCGCACTGGTTCCGGCTGGTTTGGATTGATCTTCACCATATCCACTTCGCCGTCGAGTCCGACGATGCGTGCAACACGTTCCGTGTCATAGATCTTAGGAATCAGATCGACGAGTTGTCTTGTTGTGTATCTGACCGCGCGGGCGAGATTGTCCACGTAATGATATGTGGATGTATCGCCTTGGTTTTGCCGAGCCAGAATCGCACGACCCGTCCTCTCGTTACTGGTCGCACCAATGGAGCTGTCGTATTGACCCGTGGTGGCCTTAATATCTTCCCCAGCGCCCACTTTGGCTTGGATAAGGCCGGTTTGCGCCATAGGTGGCTGCGCGCGTTCAGGTAATGGCAGAGGAGACCCTGCACCATCGGTGACATCTGGGTTGACTTCAAGGTAAGGCCAGTTGTTCGTATTGGCGGTTTTCCAGTTTGTTTCATATCCTTCAAACTGACCCCCATATCCAATAAATGGCGCTTTCGGAGCCAGCGCCAGCATCTCTGCTTCCTGACTGACCCAATAGTTATACATGCGCTGCGCGTCTTTGGCGTTACGCACTAGACCACTGATGTAGAGCTGTCCGTCTACTTCAAACTCGTTGCCCACCACGCGGATGACAGGGATCCATTTACCCGCCCAGTCGCGTTCCTCTAACACCTCAAAGCCGTTCGTCTTCAGCCACTTGACCTGACGGTGCTCGCTAGTGCGTGATTTCAAAGGCTTGCCGAACATAGCCTTGAGCTGCTTGTCCTGCGGCGATCCGTTAAACGCTGTGATATTGTCAGGGTAAAGATTCAGCGTTTTCTTCTGATGGTCGATGTAAAAATACTCAGCAATACGGACGGTTTCTTGGCTCATCCACATGCTAAGAGACTGATCGCCAACGCCTTGTGACATCATTACAGAAATCGGCAGAGCGTCTGGGTAGAGACGCTCATACTCTTCTTTGGGAATGTCTTCCGTTATGAAGCACCATTCCGCGTCTGATCCGCATGGGTCGTGGATCATTGGATCCATATAGACGCTGAAGCTGTTACGGACGCGACCGATCTTCAGGTCTTGGTCAAACGAGTCTTCGCGGCAATATTCCGTAAGGATTCGGATATAACCTTCGCCGTAGGTAACTTGATTGTCGCAGGCTGTATCATATGCAACGTCCGCGTCGGAAAGGTATTCGATGTGTCTAACGATACCTTGAAAGACTTCTGCGACCGCAACGTCGGCCTTATCGTCCGCTGGGATGACTTTGCCGGAGGGTCTGTTCTGTCGTTGCTCATTCGTTACTAACCTGACATGCTGTGGCAGCTTGTTAATCGTCAGGCATGGCCGCGCGTTGATCGTCTGGCCCTGCACCGCGCCTCTGGTCGCCAAGACGTCGGCAGGCCATTGCCAAGCATTATCTGGAGAGCCTGCCATAAAACGCAAGTCGTCCAGCTCATCTTCACGCGAATCTGAATAGGCTGCACTCGCCACCGTAAAGCGGTGACGCATGGTCGCCAGACGGTCGCCGTCTGGATTGTCAGATACTTCGCCTGCGCCTTCTACATCACTTGCAGCCACTTGATTTACCTTTGCTCATGCCGCCTTTCTTGCTCGCTGCACGCTTAACAGAGTAGGCAATCGCCACGCTTTGTTTCTTAGGGTGCCCAGCCTTCATTTCAGCTTCTACATTTTTACGAAAGGCTTTCTCTGACTTAGACTTAACTAACGGCATCAGCGTTTTCCTTTAGCTGTCTTCGCGGATCTAACAAACGCTTTAGCTGTTGGCGCGCCCTTAGACCCAACTTTACGCATCTTCTCGCCCGATCCGGCTGCGATGCGTGCTTTTTTAGCGTGAATGTTGGCGTATAGCCCAGGCTTACTTGCCACAGTTCCACCTTTTCATACTAGCTTTAGCGCGTTCAGCGTTTTTAGATTTAGCAACGACCCCGCCCATGCGCGCACAGAAGGACGCCTTACGGCCCTTGTCGGCGTCTGTTTTAGGGTTAGGTGCAGGTGCTTTCAACTTGCTGCCAGTGGCCTTGTTATACTTAGCACGACCTTTAGCCGTTAGACCAGCGCCCGCTTTTGTCGATAGCTTCTCGCCACGACCTACCGATAACGATACCATTATGAGGCCATCCATCCAGACGATGCGGAGCCTTGACCATAGCTGACGCGGCGCTGGTTGTCTACTCGTTGCTCGCGTCTGGCGACAGGAAATGCGAACGTCACCGCTATAGCGTCCGCTGCGTCAGGTGACGCCAGTCCTCTCGACTTCATGTCCTTTTTGCTTTCTAAGAATATCGTTCCCTTCGAGTCCGGCTTCATCATAGGCCCGATAAGGTCTGACTTCAAATACCTGTCCTTCGGTATGCTCGCGTCCTTCAGCCAGTCCTTCATCGCGCCCCACATCTCTGCGCGCTTGTTGCCATACATTCCTGGCCGACTTGATTTGTTTCCAAAATTTACTCCGCGCACCTTGTAGCGCTGTTCCTTCAGCCGATCCACCACGCCTGCGCCGAGTCCGCCCTCGTCGATCACGACCAGCGCGGGCTTATACTCTTCGATCACGTCGATCACTCGCCCTACGACCTCCATCGTGTCGTCGCCACGGTGCCGTCGGATGCTCAGTATGTCGCGGCCCTGCCGTATCGCTATTACGGTGGCGTCGGCACCAAAGCGTGCTGGATCCACTCCGACCACGATGGGCGCGGACTGGTCGGATATAGCGGGACGTTCCATTGCCTCGTCAACCAGCGCGTTTCCGATGAACTGGTCGTCGCTGGCGTTGG